CAATGGTGTTTTGACATTGAGTAATGCATTGCCAACTGGTTCTGGTGGAACTGGATTGGCATCATTTACATCTGGTGGTGTTGTTTATGCAAGTTCTACAAGTGCGCTGACTACGGGGTCTGCGCTGGTGTTTGATGGAACTACTTTTACCACGACTGGAGGAGGCGGCATCGTCGCCACTGGGGCAAACGGTATCCAAGCAAACAATGCTGGCGGTGGAGCATTCCAAAGCACTACAGGCTTTATGTTTTTGCAATCACCAACCGCATCGGGCAATGGCTTTATTTTCCGAGATACCTCCGCTGGCTCATATGCCGAATATATGCGCCTGAACAGCACAGGTCTGGGTATTGGGACGAGTTCGCCGGGAGCAAAGCTAGACGTTCAAACCGCTGGGGTCGGCATCCAGTTAAAGCAAAACGCCACTGGTTCTGCGACCTACTACGTCATGGACAACACCGTTGAAACTGGCGGTAAACGCTGGCGCTTTGGCTACACTGGCGCGGCTGCCGTTTCAACTTTTTCATTATTGAACATAACAGATAACGTTACATCTTGGATAGCCGACTCCTCCGGCAACCTAGGACTAGGGGTTACGCCTAGTGCTTGGGGGAATCAAGGCCCAGCATTTCAAATTGGCTATGGGGCGTTGAAGCAAAGTTATTTCAGCACGACAAATAATCAAGTCACTTTGCTCAACAATGCTTATGAAAAACAGGACACAAGTTATGCTTATTTGTTGTCGACAAACAAGGCATCCGCATACAAGCAGATTGAAGGTGCTCATCAATGGTTGACCGCAACGGGCGGCACAGCAGGTAACGCCATCTCTTTTACCCAAGCAATGACGCTGGACACCAGCGGGAATTTGCTGGTGGGGACTACGAGCGTTACAAATTCGCCCTCTCAAGGTGTACAACTTGCAAATGGCTCTAGCATTGGCGCTGTTTTGGTTGGGCATGCAAACGGAACGGCAACTGGAAATTACTATGCAAGTTTTTCATACAACTCAAGCATTATTGGTTCTATTACCCAATCCGGAACAACCGCAGTTCTTTACAACACTTCTTCTGACGTTCGTTTAAAGGAAAACATTGCTGATGCTGCTTCGGCTTCTACCTTAATTGATGCTTTGCAAGTTCGTCAGTTTGATTGGAAAGCAGACGGTTCACACCAGCGTTATGGCTTTGTGGCACAAGAACTTGTGACCGTAGCTCCAGAAGCCGTACACCAACCAGCAGACCCAGAAGAAATGATGGCTGTGGACTACTCCAAACTTGTCCCTATGCTGGTCAAAGAATTGCAATCACTACGTTCAAGAGTTGCACAACTTGAATCTCAACTAAAAGGCTAATAATGACAATAATCATTAATGGTTCTACAGGAATAACAGGACCACTATCTGATGGTGACACAACTATCAATGGCCTAAATGTGGGTTTGGGTGGTGGTTCTATTGCAACTAATACTGCTGTTGGATATCAATCACTCAATAATAATACTACAGGTTCAAATAATACTGTAGTTGGTTACCAAGCACTTTATACAAGCACAACGGGGTCCACTAATGATGCACACGGACACCAAGCTATGTACAGCAACACCACTGGTGGTATTAGTGCTGCATTTGGTCGCCAGGCTTTGTACAACCAAACTACTGGTGCAAACAATGTGGCAATCGGTTACCAAGCCGCATATAACACAACAACAGGTACATATAATGTTGCTATTGGTGTCACTTCACTATACTCCAACAGCACAGCCGGTTATAACACTTCTGTAGGTTATAAGGCAGCATATTACCAAACTGGTGGAACAAATGATGCATTTGGATTTCAAGCTTTGTTGGGTGCATCAGGTTTTTCTACTGGCACCAATAATGCTGGTTTTGGTCTAGATTCGTTGTATTCAAATACATCAGGTAGCTATAATGTAGCATTGGGTCAATATGCTTTATTCTCCAATACCACAGCCAACTATAATACTGCTGTTGGCTATCAAGCCGGTTTTAGCAATACAACCGCATCCAACAATACTTTTGTAGGATACAACGCCGGATACAGTAATACCACAGCAATCAACAATGTGTTTGTTGGACAAACTGCTGGTTATTCAACTACTGGTGGATACAATACTTTTGTTGGTACAGCCGCAGGTAATCAAGTCACTTCTGGCACATACAACACCGCTATTGGTTTTGTTGCTTTGAACAATGCTGTTTCAACTGGTTCATACAACACCACATTAGGTGCGTATTCTTTTTATAACAACACCAGCGGATATAGTAGTGTTGCAATTGGTTATCAAGCAGGATATAACAACACCTCTGGGTATGTAAATACGTTGGTTGGTTATCAGGCTGGTTATAGCAACACAACTGTTCCGGGCTTTACCGCAATTGGTAATGGTGCAGGCAAGAACTATAACCCCGGCTCAGATGTTTGGGTAAGTACGTTTGTTGGTAACGGCGCAGGCGGCTCAACAACCAGTGGTATTGCAAATACTTTTTTAGGTGGTTCATCTGGATATTCAAATACCTCAGGTTCAAATAACACGGCTCTTGGCGCTGGAGCTTTATTTTCCAACACCACAGCATCTAATAATACTGCTGTAGGGTATCAGGCTGGGTATACGAATACAATCGGCGCATATAATGTACTTATCGGTACTCAAGCGGGCTATTCGGCATCTACTGCTAATGGTTTGCAATTTATTGGCTATCAGGCGGGTTATTACCAGACTGGTGGTTCAAACACTGCTATTGGATTCCAAGCACTGTTGGGTGCTTCCGGATCTTCAACTGGAACTTATAACGTAGCCATCGGTCAACAGGCTTTGCAAGCCAACACCACGGCTAACAGCAATACTGCCGTAGGATATACGGCAGGGTATTACAACACTACGGGTTCTTCAAATACCGCAATTGGCCACAATGCCAATTATTCAAACGCTACTGGCGGCAATAATGTTGCTGTCGGTGAAAATGCTTTGTACTACAACACGGCAAGCTATAACGTATCAGTTGGAACATCGGCATTGCAACAGAACACATCTGGTGCAGATAATGTTGGTATTGGACAGCAAGCTCTTTTTTCTAACACCTCTGGCTCTTACAACACTGCTGTTGGATATCAAGCTGCATACACAATGGCTGGAGCCAATGACCAATACAATACAGCAATAGGCGCAAAAGCACTATATCTAACAAATGGTTCTGCATATGGTTACAACACCGCATTGGGCTATCAGGCTGGTTACGGCATCACCACAGGTTATTCTAATATTGCTATTGGTGACAATGCAATGGGTGCCACTGGCATCACAGGCACATATAATCTAGCAGTTGGTTCCGCTTCAATGAATGCTGTGGTGACTGGTAACTCAAATGTGGGTCTTGGAGAAACATCACTTAATGCACTAACTAGCGGCAACTATAATGTGGCTGTTGGTAGACAATCACTAAAATTAAATACCACAGGTTCACTCAACACAGCCGTGGGATATTATGCAGGGTATGGATTAACTACAGGTGGAAATAATGTTTGTATTGGTGGTTATGCAGGTTATTACATTGCTGCATGGTCATCAGGATCAAATTGTATATACATTGGTTATCAAGCAGGTTCATCAAGTGGTTCAGTAAGTAATGAAATTGTTCTTGGCACATCCGTACAAGGTGCTGGTGCAAATACAACTACACTAGGTAATAGTTCAACTACCACAACTCTTATACCAGGTGGTAATTTGGGCATTAATGGATCAGATAGTGCCAGTAAAATATATTTGTCTTTCAATCCTGCAAGTCAATCAGGATTGAAACTTACAGTTTCATCGGGAACATTTACAAATCCTTATGTCTATTTCCAAAACTCAGGTGGTAACCAAATTGGTTCAATAAGTTCAAACAACTCTGCCGTCACTTATAACACCTCATCTGATAAACGATTAAAGACCGACCTTGGTGTAGTTAAATCAACCAATGTAATTGCTGATACTGTTATTCACGACTTCTTATGGAAAGCCAATGGAGTTAAAGCAAGAGGTGTATTTGCACAAGAAGCTGCAAAAGTTATACCTGATGCTGTTAAAGTTGGTGATGATGGCGAAGAAGTTACTGATACTTGGCAGGTAGATTATTCCAAATACGTACCAGATTTGATTGTTTATTGTCAACAACTATCATCACAAGTAACAGAACTCCAAGCAAAACTCAAAGCTGCTGGTGTAGCAGGTTTCTAATAATATTGTAGGAAATTAATAAATGTCACAACAATTAATATCGGCAAATGAATTAAATTCTACAAGTAAACCAACATTTACTGGTCTTTATACTACTGGTTCGGTGGGTGTTAATACAAGTAGTCCAGCAGTTGCACTGGATGTTGTAGGTACCACTCGCACAACTATTGCAAACGGCTCAACATTTATTGCTCGCTCCGGAAATTCATCAGCATACACATCATATACATTGGGTAGAACTTCCGATGAAATTTATATTAGTATTGCTGGTGTTGCAAATAATTTTATTACCGGATCAGTTGCTGGTGATTTCACTTTAAATAATAATACAGGTAATTTGTTGTTTGGACACGGTAGTTCACCAGCACTATACATAAACGGTTCAAATTATGTTGGTATATCACAAATAAGTCCCGGAAGTTTGTTGCATATAGGTAATGTTCAACAACAAAAATATGTGATAACCAGCAGTTCAAACCACATTGAATTCTTTAAGGATGCAACACCATCTTATGCGGCCGCAATTGGTTTAGATACTCCGGCCGCTGGTTCTTTGAACAGTGCATTATTGTTTAGCACATATAATGGTTCATCTTGGTCAGAATCAATGCGTATTGATTCATCAGGACGATTAGGACTTAATGTTATACCTAGCAATTGGTATCAATTTTATTCTGCTTTCCAAATTGGTAGCGGTTCGGTCAATTCATATTCAACTTCTAACAATTATCAAGTTGAATTGACGTCCAATGCTTATGGTTCTGGTGCTGGCAGTTATTCTTATATCAACACCTCAACTGCTGGTGCCGGTCGCTATCAAGTGGCCAACGGTTTCCACATTTGGTATACGGCTGGTGCTGGTACTGCTGGCAGCACGGCATCATTTAATGAGTCAATGAGAATAAACACCAGCGGTTATTTGGGTATTGGCACAAGCAGCCCTAGCGCAACGCTTACCGTCAGCGGTAGCATTGTTTCAAATCAAACAGCGTCCTTTGCTTCTGCATTGGACTTATCGGTTGTTTCCGCAACTTATTATGTAAGCCGTTTCTACAACGGTTCTACTGCAATTGGTAATATCGCTACAAATGCAGGTGGTACAGGTATTCAGCTTTCCTCTGCCAATACACTAAACCTTGTATCAAGCGGAGGCAATCTTTTACTTGACACCTCCGGCAACCTAGGACTAGGGGTTACGCCTAGTGGTTGGGCTGCATCTGGCCCATCTGGGCAAGTAATCCAAGCCCCTTCATATGCTCTTTCAAACGATGCAAATACTCATTACCAGACAAACAATGCGTATTACAAAACAGCAACGGGTTGGGTATACATCGCTTCAAAATACGCTACCCAATATCAGCAGAATTCCGCATCGGGAGCTCACTCTTGGTACACAGCAGCTTCAGGCACAGCAGGTAACACCATCTCCTTCACCCAATCAATGACGCTGGATAACAACGGGAATTTGATGTTGGGAACAACCACTCAACAAGCACGACTCCATGTTTCGCAAAACGGTGCTGCGGCTCGATTCACACGAACAAACAACACTGACCAGTACATTGAAATCAATGGCGGTGATGGTGCAGGTGTTTCTACAATCAACGCCAACTACACAATGGCGCTGTCAACAGGTGGCACTGAACGTGCCCGTATAGACACCAGCGGGAATTTTGGTATTGGAACTACATCCCCATCGTCTGCTCTTTATGTAAAACGCACTTCCGGCAATTCAGGAATTTACACAGATTACAACGGCACAAACGTAGGAAGACTTGAAGCAGCTTCTAACGGCAATTTGTATATGGGACTTACAACTGGCTCTGGTTCTATTGGTTTAGGTGTTACATCTAACGCTAACGCAGTACTTCTTGACTCCAGCGGGAATTTCCTAATTGGCACGACAAGTGCTCTTTCTAATCCAACAACTGGTATCACGTTTCTTCCTGCTTCTGGAGCATCAAACGCAGGTATTGGACACGTTAGCGGAACAGCATCTGGTTCTGGATATTGGTATTTTGCTTACAACGGGTCAAATATTGGCTCAATCACTCAATCTGGAACAACCGCTGTTCTTTACAACACAACATCTGACCAACGGCTGAAAGAAAACATTGTTGATGCTGAATCTGCATCTAGTTTGATTGATGCAATTCAAGTACGTCAATTTGATTGGAAATCAGACGGTTCTCATCAGCGTTATGGTTTTATTGCACAAGAGTTGGTAACTGTTGCACCAGAAGCTGTACACCAACCAGAAGACCCAGAAGAAATGATGGCTGTGGACTACTCCAAACTTGTCCCTATGCTTATCAAAGCAATCCAAGAACTCAAATCAGAATTAGATATTGTCAAAACAGAACTAGCGGCACTGAAATCCTAATAGATAAATAGATAATAATAAGCTAAGAGGATAAGCCATGGCTGGATATCAGGACATTTTTCTAAATCAAGGTGAAACATTTTTGACATCCGTAACTCTGGATGACGACTATGGCAATCCTTATAATCTAAATTACTTCAGTGTTGCAAGCCAAGCAAAGACCAGTTACTATACTGCAAACGTTGCAATCACTTTTAATTCTTCTGTATATGATGCAAACAATGGTATCATACAACTTCAGTTAGATGCAAATACAACATCTAATATTGCACCAGGAAATTATGTTTATGACGTTTTCATTCAACAAGCAAACACTGCTCTGGTGACTAAAGTATTAGAAGGTAGAATCTTTGTTAATCCTGGTGTAACAAACATCTCTAACATAAGATTTGAATAATGGCAGTAAAAGTAAATCCAGTCAACACGATTAGTGTTCGTGTAAATCAGGGAACACAGATAACCGTACCATCAACTTCACAGTTTGTTGGTGCAGCTAATGTTACTGCTCAGGTTGAACAAGCATTGGCAGAAGCCAATCTTGCACTTTACATTGCAAATACAACGGCAAATCTTGTATCGTATGTTGCAAATACCGCAAATAGTGGTTTTATTGAGGCCAATTCTGCATACGCACAGGCCAATTCTGCATCTTTATATGCTAATGGTGCATTCATTGGGGCAAATGCTTCTTACGACCAAGCAAATTCTGCGGCACAGTATGCAAATGCTGCGTTCATACAGGCTAATGCAGCATTCTTGGCAGCAAATACACCAATCTATGAAGCTAACTCCGCCGCTTTATATGCTAATGGTGCCTTTGACCAAGCTAATGCTGCATTCTTACAGGCTAATGGTGCATTTACAAAATCTAATTCAGCATATCAATCACAGAATACCACTGGTTCTTATGCAAATTCTGCATTCTCTGCGGCCAATTCTGCATCTTTATATGCAAATGGTGCATTCATTGAGGCCAATGCTGCATTCTTTTATGCAAATACACAAGTAGCATATCTTACTGGTGTTAACCTAACACAGAATGCATTTATATCGGCTTCATTCCTACAAGCAAACTCTGGTTACCTACAAGCAAACTCTGCATATGCACAGGCAAATTCGGCAAGTTTATATGCTAATGGTGCATTCTTAGAAGCTAATTCAGCATATCTAAATGCAAACTATGCATTCTATGCGGCAAACTCAGCATCTTTATATGCTAATGGTGCATTCCAAGAAGCAAATGCTGCATATGCTTATGCCAATAACCAAGTATTTTTGATTTATGGTATTGATTTAACACAGAACACCAACATTCAAGCGGCAGCAACATATGCTAACGGTGCTTTTGTGCAGGCTAATGCTGCATATGGTCAAGCCAATACTGCTAACACTTTTGCATTAAGTGCTGGTGCATATGCAAATGCGGCTTTTGTTGAGGCAAACTCAGCATACCAATCTCAGAATGTGACTGGAACTTATGCTAATGCTGCTTATGCACAGGCAAATTCTGCTTCTCTATATGCTAATGGTGCTTTTGTCCAGGCTAATGCGGCATTCTTGTATGCAAACAACCAAGTCATATTGCTTTCTGGTGTGGAATTATCACAGAATGCAAATATTATTTCTTCCGCCACATATGCTAATGGTGCATTTATTCAGGCTAATGCAGCATTTAATTATGCTAACTTAACAAACATTTATTCTAACAATTCATATGCTTTTGCTAATGCAGCATTCTTGCAGGCAAACTCAGCATATGCTCAAGCGAATAGTGCAAGTTTATATGCCAACGGTGCTTTTGCGGAAGCGAATGCTTCTTATGCACAGGCCAATAGTGCAAGTCTTTATGCAAATGGTGCTTTTGTACAGGCCAATAATGCTTATTCATATGCGAATGCTCAAGTAATTCTTATTGCTGGCGTAGATGCATCCCAGAATGCTAATATAATTTCATCGGCAACTTACGCTAATGGTGCATTTATACAAGCCAATGCAGCTTTCTTGCAAGCTAACGGTGCTTTTGTTCAAGCCAATGGTGCTTTTGTAGAAGCTAACTCGGCATATCAGTCACAAAACACCACTGGTGTATATGCTAATGCAGCATTTGCTGTGGCAAACTCAGCATCTCTATATGCAAATGGCGCTTTTGCTGAGGCAAATGCTGCATATGCACAAGCAAACTCAGCATCTTTATATGCTAACGGTGCTTTCATTGAAGCTAATGCTGCTTTCAATTACGCCAATACACAAGTAATTCTAATTGCTGGTATTGATGCAAGTCAAAATGCTAATATAATCTCATCGGCAACATATGCTAACGGTGCTTTCATTGAAGCTAATGCGGCATATGCTCAGGCTAATTCCTCTTCTTTATATGCCAACGGCGCTTTCGTTGAGGCAAATTCGGCATTTTTACAAGCAAATAGTTCATATGCACAAGCGAATAGTGCAAGTCTATATGCTAACGGTGCTTTCTTAGAGGCAAATTCGGCATATGCACAAGCCAATAGTGCTTCTTTGTATGCCAACGGCGCATTTGCTGAAGCCAATAGTGCATATGCTCAGGCAAATTCTGCTTCTCTATATGCTAATGGTGCGTTTATTGAAGCCAATAGTGCATACCAATCTCAAAATACAACCGGTGTATATGCCAATGCAGCATTTGCAGTTGCCAATTCGGCAAGTTTATATGCTAATGGTGCTTTCTTGGAAGCAAATGCATCTTACGCACAAGCAAACTCAGCATCTCTATATGCAAATGGTGCATTCCAAGAGGCAAATGCCGCTTATGCTCAAGCTAATTCCGCTTCATTGTATGCTAATGGTGCTTTTGTCCAGGCTAATGCCGCATTCTTACAGGCAAATGGTGCATTTATACAATCTAACGCAGCATTCCTACAAGCGAATGGTGCATTTGTTCAATCTAACGCAGCATTCTTACAAGCCAATAGTGCTTATGCTTCACAGAATGTAACCGGCACATACGCAAATAATGCGTTTACGACCGCAAACAATGCTTTACCAAAAGCTGGCGGAACAATGACAGGCACCTTATATGTTAATAATGGTGCAGGTCTATCAGTAAACACAACAGGTTCAATTGTTATTGGCGGTGATGTTACTGTCACCGGTAACCTGTATCTTTCTGGTACAGCAAATACCTATTCTGCAAATTCACTGTCAATTAATAACCCAATGATTTATTTGGCAGCAAATAATACGGGTGATGTGGTTGATATTGGTTTTGTGGGCCACATTATTGGACCAGGAAATTCTGGTTATTCACACTACCAACATGTGGGTTTTGTTCGTGACTTCAATGATAGAAAATGGAAACTGTTTAGTAATGTTTCAGCAGAACCAACAACAACTGTCAACTTTGATGCCAATACAATTTATGATACATTAAAAGTTGGTGTCATTGAAGCTGCATCGTCAAATATTAATGGTTATGATTTATTGGCGTACACCAATGCGGCATTCTATGTAGCGAATAGTTCTTCAATTTATGCCAATGGTGCTTTTGTCCAAGCCAATGCAGCATATGCACAGGCCAATTCTGCTTCCTTATATGCTAACGGCGCATTCGTACAAGCAAATGGTGCGTTCTTGCAATCCAACGGTGCGTTTGTTCAGGCAAATTCTGCTTATCAATCCCAAAACGTAACTGGAACATACGCCAATAGTGCTTATTCACAAGCAAATAGTGCATCATTATATGCTAATGGAGCATTTATACAAGCTAATGCGGCATTCCTACAAGCAAATTCTGCATATCAGTCACAGAATACCACTGGCGTATACGCCAACTCAGCTTTTGCGGTTGCCAATTCAGCATCATTATATGCTAATGGTGCTTTTGTTCAAGCAAACGCAGGTTACAATCAAGCAAACTCGGCAGCTTTATATGCCAATGGTGCTTTCATACAATCAAATGCGGCTTTTACATATGCAAATACACAAGTAACACTAATTGCTGGTGTTGATGCAAGTCAAAATGCTAATATCATTTCATCTGCAACATATGCTAATGGTGCTTTTGTACAGGCAAACGCAGCATTTACTGCGGCTAATAACGCAGGCATTTATGCACAACCTGCTTTCTTACAGGCAAATGCGGCTTATGCTCAGGCTAATAGTGCATCTTTATATGCTAACGGTGCTTTTGTTCAAGCAAACTCTGCATTTAGTTACGCAAACACACAGGTTGGTTTAATCTCTGGTGTTGATGCAACACAAAACAGTAACATTACAGCGGCAGCAACATACGCAAATGGTGCATTTGTTCAATCTAATTCCGCTTATGCACAGGCTAATAGTGCTTCTTTATATGCAAATGGTGCTTTTGTCCAAGCTAATGCGGCATTTAGTTATGCCAATACACAGGTAACATTAATTGCGGGTGTAGATGCAAGTCAAAATGCAAATATTACATCAGCATCGGTATATGCTAACGGTGCTTTTATTCAAGCAAATGGTGCTTCAATATATGCAAATGGTGCATTTATACAGGCTAATGCTGCATTTACATATGCAAATACTCAAGTTGGATTGATTTCTGGGATTGATGCAACTCAAAATACCAATATTGCATCGGCGGCAACGTATGCTAATGGCGCATTTATACAGGCTAATGCCGTATATGCATTTGCAAATAACATACCAGCAAATACAGCATCAGCGGCATCTTATGCGAACTCGGCATTTACTCAAGCGAATACTGCATTAAACAGTGCAAACATTGGTGGAATTTATGCGAATGGTGCATTCATTCAGGCTAATGCAGCATACTCATATGCAAATACACAGGTAACATTAATTGCTGGTGTTGATGCTTCACAAAATGCTAATATCATTTCATCTGCAACATATGCTAATGGTGCTTTTGTCCAGGCTAATGCCGCTTTTATAGTTGCAAATACACCAAGTTTTGTTGCTAACTCTGCCGCTTTGTATGCCAACGGTGCTTTTATACAGGCTAATGCTGCATTTACACAAGCAAATTTGGCAAACAATGAAGCAGTTACAGCAGGTAACTACGCAAATTCAGCATTCTTACAAGCCAATTCTGCTTACAATTATGCAAACACACAGATTACATTCTTGTATGGCATTGAGTTAACCCAAAATACAAACATACAGGCAGCATCAATTTATGCTAATGGTGCATTTGTACAAGCTAATGCTGCTTATGGACAAGCCAATACAGCAAACATATCTGCACTAGCGGCATTCTTACAAGCGAACTCGGCTTACACATCTCAAAATGCATCTGGCTCATATGCTAACTCAGCATACGCTCAGGCTAACCTTGCGTATAATAATTCTGGTACAACTGGTAACTATGCAAACTCTGCATTCTTACAAGCTAATTTAGCATACTCACTATCAAATACAGCACTACAAAGAACTGGTGGTGTGATGACAGGAAGTATCCAGTTTACTGGTTCTTCAAACGTATTCGTCACACAAAGTTCTTTAACACAAGACGTTGCAAATACATCAGCACACTTGTATGCACTAGGATTGTTCTCGTCAAATACTGACCAATCAGTTCAAATTGCTGCACAAAACTTTGCAAACACAGCAAATGCTTCTACTGACCTTGCACTTTACAACAACTTAGGTTCAGATACAACCAATTACATTGACATGGGTATCACAAGTACCGCATACAATGTTATTATAAATGGTTTCACTGTTGCATATCCTGGTGATGGTTATGTTTATACCAATTCTGCAAACTTGGTATATGGTACTTTCTCACCTAATACCAATGTTAAGTTGTTTGTTGGTGGATATCAAGCAAATAATACTTCTGTAGTATTCAATTCACCAAATACAAAATCCATATCAAATTCTACAGGAACTATGGTTGTTAAGGGTGATATTGCATCTACAGGTAATGTGAACTCATCAATACATATTGCAACTTCACAATACATTTTCCCAGATTCTTCGTCAATCACGGGAACAAGTAGTTCAGTTTCATCAAATTCATCAACAACATTAGCAACATCTAATGCGGTTTACATAGCGGTATCTACAGCATTAGCGTATTCTATTGCTCTAGGATAAATAGAGCATAAGGAGATATACTCATGTCGGGACCAATTTTAACAAGAGAAGACTTTACAAACTACTGTTTAAGAAGACTTGGTGCACCCGTGATTCAAATCAATGTGGATCCAGACCAAGTTTCGGACCGTATTGATGATGCTATTCAATACTGGCAAGATTACCACTTTGATGGTGCACAAAAGTTCTATTGGATTCACTATGTCACATCACAAGATATTGCAAATCAATATTTGGATGCATCTCAAGCCACAGACCAAGATGGTAACACAGTAAATATTCTTGGCATTACTCGTATTTTCCCTTTGACCGATTCTCAGGCAACCATCAACATGTTTGACTTGAGATACCAATTGCGTCTAAATGAATTATATGACTTCACCTCTGCGTCCTACATCAATTACACACTAACTCAACAACACTTGCGTTCTTTAGAACTCCAGTTCACCGGTGAAGTTCCTATTCGTTGGGTGCGTAATATGCAAAGATTGTATATTGATTGGGCATGGGGTCAAGGTTATGAAGTTAATGTAGGTCAAGTTGTCGTATCAGAATGTTATGGTGCAATTGATCCAAACACATACCCAAATGTATGGAATGACCGTTGGTTGAAGCAATACGCAACAGCCCTAATTAAGAAAAATTGGGGAGAAAATATGTCCAAATTTGGAGGCATCCAATTACCTGGTGGTGTGGTTCTAAATGGCAAAGAAACTGTGGATGCCGCAGTTGAAGAAATTGCACAACTAGAAAAAGACATGATTAACGACTACTCAGGGCCGCTTGAGTGGTTTTTAAATTAATAAACTAATTCAAAGGGTCTCAAATTTCTTTTTATATAAATATATAAAAGGAGATATGAAAATGAAGGTCTACTGTATAGAAAATAAACTAGATAACAAAAAATATGTTGGTATAACAAGAGGTGAAATTGTAGGAAGATTTAAATCTCATAAACGAATTGCTAAAAATCCAAATGATAAAAATCATTGTCATATACATAAGGCAATGTTTAAGTATGGTTTGGAGAATTTCATTGTTTATGAGATTGATTCGGCCGAGACCAAAGAAGAATTGTTGGAAAAAGAAAAACATTGGATTAAAAAATTAGATACCAAAAATAATGGTTACAATGAAACTGATGGTGGTGAAGGATGTTTTGGATGGAAAGCAACAGAAGAACAAAAAGAAGCCAATAGAAAAAGAAACATTGAAAGAACTAAAGATCCAAAATACAGAGAGTTTATATCACAAAGAACAAAAGAGGCTATGTTAAATCTTTCGGATGAAATAAAAAAAAGAATGAGTGTATCTGCAACCGAAAGAAATTTAGGAAACAAACGCTCATTAGGTAAAACTTGGACACTATCTGAAGAAACCAAAAAGAAAATAAGCGAATCTAAAAAAGGTTTCAAACACACCGATGAAACAAAAAGAAAACTCAGTGAAAAAGCAAAATTACGAACAGGTAGAAAAAATTCACCAGAAACGATAGAAAAAATGAGAATTGCAGCAAAAAACAGAATAAGAAAGGTAGGAACCTAAAATTGCTACCTCTCAATATTTCAACAACTATAATGCCCGTTATGATGAACAAAGACTTGTAGAAGATTTAATTACTGAGTCCATACAAATAATGGGATTTCAGGCATACTATCTACCGAATAATAATAGTCAAGCCAGAGACTTAATCTATGGTGAAGACCCGGTTAAGAAATTCAATACAGCATTTCCATTAGAAATGTATCTTTCTTCTGCAAATGATTACATGGGTGAAAAAGAAATGTTCACCAAATTTGGTTTGGAAATTCGTAACCAAGTCACTGTGATTGTTTCTAAAAGAGCATTCTCACAAAGAGTACCACAAAACACTTTTACAAGACCCCGTGAAGGTGATTTGATATATGTTCCATTTCTAAATGGTACCGGTGAACTATATGAAATAAAATTCACAAATCAAAACAAAGATTTCTTTATGTTAGGTCGTAGAGTTCCTTACTACTATGAATTGGAACTTGAGAAATTCAAATACTCACAGGAAACTATTACTACTGGTATTCCTGATATTGATTCTGTTGTCACAGATTCTGCTTATACTTTGACATTAAACACTGGTGCTGGTACAGGTTCATATACAACAACAGAAATTGTTTACCAGTCACCAGATTCAACACTAAACAATGCTACATCATATGGTACAGTTCAATCATGGACACCACACACAAACACATTGACAGTAACAAATATCTTTGGTGAATTTACTGATGGTGAAATTATGATTGGTATGTCAAGTAATGCACAATTTGTGTTACAAACATTTGATCCGTTGTTTGATCCAGCAAGAAAAGAATCGTATGATAATGAGGTTACGGTTACAACTGCACAACCATATATCAATACATCAGAAAATAATCCGATTGGTGGTCTATAATGGCAGATACAACCTATAATAGAATGATTCGTAAACTGACGGTTGCATTTGGTGACCTGTTCAGTAACATTACATTGGTTCGCTATAATCCGGATGAATCTGAACAAGAAAGATTTATTGTTCCTCTTGATTATGCGGCAAAAGAATTATATGTTCAACGTCTTTCTTTTGATCCAAACTTGGATAAAAAAATTCAAATGACTTTGCCTCGCATGTCATATGAAATGAATGGTATTGATTATGATGCATCCAGAAAACAAATAACAAACATCAAAAACTTTGCGTCAAGTGGTCAAAATATCATTTCGCAATACATGCCAGTACCATACAACTTTGATTTTTCACTCTATTTGTATGTGAGAAACATTGAAGATGGTAATCAAATCATTGAACACATTCTACCATTCTTTGCACCAGATTACACAATCAAAGTGAACATGATTCCAGAAATGGGTATCATCAAAGAAGTACCAATCATATTAAACAACGTCAAATATGATGTAACTTATGAAGGTGACCGTGATTCGGATACCAGAATGGTTATTTGGACACTTAACTTCACGGTTAAGGGCTTCATCTTTGGTGCAAACTCAACTTCTGGTTTGATTAAAACTTCTATCACAAACATTCACAACAACCTATCACAGGGCAATAATGTTGTGTTCAATGTGAATGCTGGTGGAATAGGCAACTATCAAATCAATGAGATAGTTTATCAAGGTCCAACACCAGAATTGTCCACAGCAACAGCACAGGTTGTATCTTGGAGTAGTAACAACAAACAATTGATTGTTAATAATGCACAAGGCAATTTTGTATCTAACGCAAATCTTGTTGGTATAAATTCTGGTGCAGTTTGGTCTTTCAATTCATACAGCATTCAACCAGAAGAATATGCAAATATAATTATTACTACTAACCCAAGTAACGCTAACGCAACATCAAATTATACATATACCACCGTAATAACTGAATATAACAATGTCTAACTTTGAAAAAAATATGGAAGAAATCTTTGATGTTTCTTCCACTCCGACACCAGTGGTGCCTGTTGTAAAAAAACAACAGTTGCCTGCAACAGTAGATAAAGAAAATCTTGAAGAAGATTTGGCTGATGCATATGAGCAAACCAAAGCAAATCTACAAGACTTGATTGACCAGGGTAAGGATGCAATGGCTGAGATTTTACAAATTGCAAAAGATGGTCAACACCCAAGAGCATTTGAAGTATATGGCACTCTACTTAAAAATGTGGTAGATGCAAACAAAGAACTACTTGCAGTTCAAAAACAAATGCGTGAGATGGACAAAAAAAATCAAAACTCAACAACAAATATTGACAAAGCAGCATTCTTTGTCGGCTCAACATCCGAGTTGAATAAACTTATTAAGGGTATGAATG